CTACAACTACCAATGGGTTAAACTGAGCAAGTCCCTTAAGGACTTGTCTACTAAATTCTTTTAATGGTACTCTATCGTAAAAGGTTGCAACTACCTGAGATTTTTTTCTATCAGTCACATCCAATATTACCATTGCGCTATAATCACCACTAGGGCTACCTGAAGCAGTATCCACCCCAGCAACATACGTTCTATATTTTTTAGGATTGTTATAAATTTTCCAACCAATGAATGGGTCACCTCCTGAAACCTGAAAGACCATGGGAAAAAACTTTTTACCTGAAGTAACAAAAGCCGTTTCCGCAGTTATTGGATACTCTTGGTTAAAAGTATTAATATTGTTGAGGCATTTGCCTCTTAGTGTTTCTGCAAACCAATTTGCTTTTTTGGGTTCCAATTCATGATCCCCAATATAGCTTTTTTCTATAGTGCTTAAGCTACTTTTTTTCTTAGAGGTGTACTGAGGATTGTCTAACCAACTAATAAATAGCTTATTAAATCCATTGTCATCTGTCCATATAGTTTGTGCATCATTAAGACCATTGGCTGTAGTCTCTAAGATTATGTCAGCATTTGGTGTGGCTGTCTGAAAGACTGATTGAATGGTACGCTCTATATCATCATAGAAAGCAAACTCACTAAGGTGTAGACTATTGTATGTACTACCTCTGAAGGAATTGGATGATGCACTACCTACCTTAATATAACCACCATGAAAGAATACTAACTCATTAACATTAGCAGCTTCAGTCTTGAACTTAAGGAACTTAGGTAGACAGTTGTAGTATCTCCTATAGATTTCAAATATATTCTTAGCTGCATCTCTGGTATGTGCTAATACTGCCACCTTATAATGTGGTGTAAAAAGACACTTATGGAATAGTTTAGCTGCAATGATAGTAGTCAATCCTAATTGTCTTGCCTTTAAAACATATATCCAAGGGTTGTCATCTAAGTTATATAAGAATCTTTGCTGCGCAATATTAGGTTTTAAAAGAACTAAGTCACCTTGTTTATCAACTATCTTTAAGTACTTGGTACAGAAATAATCAAAGTCATTCTTACATTTATTTATTTCAGTTTGTAGGTTCTTCTTCATATAAGTTTATAGTAATTACCCTTTTAGGTTCTTCCTCTAGTTCTTCCATACCTTTCATAAAGTCCTCAATGATACTTAAATACTTTGGTTCCAAAGAGGGCTGGAGATATAAATAGTTATTCGTTTTCTTTTTCATTTAGTATGTCCAATAAATCAGCTTCGTAATCACTAACAGAATCACTCCTGTTAATGTCTGCTAATAGTTTAAGTGCTTCTAGTTTTACTTTGCTACGGTTAGCAAAATGATTATGCGGGTCATCATTAGGAGTATCTAAGATAAGCTGAAGGATAAGAGACTTAAGATCATCAGACTTAACATCAGGTGTAGGTAAAGCCGCAATCATATCGCTTAAACAATTAAGTTTACGCCCATCTTTGAATGTATAAGCATAGTATTTGTCTTTTTTATCCTTCATTTTAATCCTTTTCTAAGTAAACTGCCCCTTAATGTTACATTACCTAACATAACATAGCCCATATGGGGGAAAGAGGGTAGGCTATAGGCATTCTGCACTCTTTCTAATAGTATACTATAGGTTTGCATATAAAGTTCCTTACACCTCATCCATATGTAGCCAATGTGGGCTGGAATAATAATTATTGTAATGGTCCGCACCATTCATTGAATATTTCTCTGGAATAATAATCGTCTCCTATCTTCTCTCTAACGTCTAAGTTAAATCCTAAGATACTCCAATCATAATCAAATACTGCGCAACCATACTCTTCTTCTAAGAACATTAATATATTTACATTATCATTGAACTCATCGGTAGATTCAATCTGTTCCTCTTCTACATTAACATTGACTTCTAATTTAGTTGGAAGCTTCTTTATCTTAGCCTCATCAAAGTTTAAGTCGTCGCAATCCCAACATATGTTCTGAATATATAATTTCATTTACTCTGTCCTCCATTAACTAAAGTATGCTGTGCTCTGGGGAATTGTATAATGCTGAGAGAGGAACTTTTTAATTGTCTTTAGTTTTATTTATTAAATTATTTATTATCTTCTGGTCCTGTTTTTCTATCTCACTGAGTCCTTTACTTCTGAGGAATAATATAAACTTATTTATTAGTTCGTTCTCTCTTTTGATTCCTCGTTCATATCCGCATCTTTTACAAAGTGCGTCTCTTTTCTCAGCCTCTCTATAGGTTTGTTTATTTTTATATTCTTTAACCTCAGCACAAATTTTGCATATTCTAATAAGTTCATTCTTTATTTTGGTCATCGTTAATAACTAATTTGACTATCCAAAGTGTAAAGATATTTAAAATCAAAAGTAAAACAAAGTACGTCCATATTAAAGTCATAATATTATAAGCTAATAACTAAAGGAGAGAGGGTTGGTCCCTCTCTCCTTACTACTGTTTCAGAGTTCATCATTAACAGCTTTTAAAAAATCTACCTCATCCTCTTCTGATTCTTTATTATCTAGTTCATCTATCTCTTCTTCCAACCAGTTAATGTGACTAGTAAAATCATGTTCCTTACAGAAGTCTAACATATCTTCGTGTGAAGGTTCACTTTGATAATCATCAAAACATTCTCCATTCTCTATATACATTACACCACAAAAGAACATACCCAATTCCATATACGCTAACTGAATTCGTAGTTCAGGATAATCCATAGAAATAGTTGTCCAGAATTCTCCATTTGGATTCCATGGTGTATCATATAAAAGTTCTAATTTATTATCATCTACTTCTATAATCACATCATCTAGATCCCATTTAGTACCCCAGTTTTCATACCTCCATCCATACCAATCAGGGCATCGTATACTTGGTTGAATCCACGATGGACCTTTAGGTGCACCTTCAGTTTCCTTAAGTTTCTTATACTCCTCTTCAGTTGGTTCAGGAATAAATGTCTCCATTTTAAAATCCTTTCCATCCTTCAAAGCTTTAGCTAAAAACTTATCTAACTCTTTCTTTGGTCCTTCAATCCTTACTATATTTTCATTCCAATTAGGCATTATATCTCTCCTTATAAATGCTGTTAGGTCAATTCCTCAACCTCTTATAACCAATATACCATATATTATATATCTTGTAAAGAATTATTTTCAATTAAATGCATTTTTTTTTACTCCTTTAATAATTTCTGTTGAAGATTTTTAAGTACCTTATCCAATATAACTGGTGTTGTCTCAGTCAATTTCATCAGGTCAGTTTTACTGATAAATCCTGAGAGGTAGAGGACATATGGCTCACTGTACTCTTCACTTACCCAAGCTAAAAGATCTTTTCCAACTAGAATCTGTTCTGGTGTAATTGTATTGCATCTCTTATACCAACCTGAATAACTTTCTGGTACCTCCTCAGTAATCTGTTGAAGTTCATCTTCAATTGCAAACTGAATCATCTCATCTCTTACAAAGCGATTTAAAGTAAAGAATAACCAACTAACATTTAATATAACAGGTTTTCCCTCAGCCTTTTCAATCAATAGTCTTTCTACTATATAGCCGACCATATCATTTTGAGCTTGATGTACTTCTATAATCTTAAAGAGTTTCTGAAGGGCGTTAGACCTTTTGCTTAATGAATGAGTTAATCTTTTAATACATTCAGGATGTGCACAAAGAACAGATGATGCATCTATTAAATGTTTCCTGCTATGTCTATTACACTCCTTTGCCATGGCAATATTCTTTTACTATCCTTTGTGTTTCTTTTTTAGGAGTTTTATTATGAAGACAAACATGCATATTAGTAATCAATAAACAAATGTCTTTAGCAAACTGAGTAACAGAATTATTATTTATATATTTTGCTTTCTTAAGTTTAACCTCATACTCTTTTAATCTTCGCACACCTTCATGAATAATATCTTTTACAGCAAGATGCCTTGGATTAAGTGATGCTCTATGATATGGTTCCAGACATTCAATTACAGTTGCTAATTCAAGTCTAAAAAGATTATAGGTACCTTTGATTGCATCTAATCTTTTAGTTGCAGTATTAAAACTTTCTAACTTCTGTGTTTCTTTATCATGAAAGATTAAAAATAAACTATTCATATTGCTGGTTAGTTGTGTTATGCATTCTGTTAACAGTGCTTCTACCATATCCTTTGGGTGGTATACTACAGTTTTTGTTTTTAATTCTTTTTTAACTGCCTCTTGTATAGGCATTCTTGCTAACAATTGTTCTTGACTATTATTTATTTCTTCAGCCATTATCATTCTCCTTACTGAGTTCCTCAGTTTTCTGGGGAGTCAACATCTTAATTGTTTCAGTTAACTTAGATCTTTTTTCCCTCAGCTTTGTTACTAACATATTAAATGCTTTGGTTATTGTTTCTCCAGTACACATCTCATCAACATTAACTGTACTTAAAGATACATCAAACAATCCATTGTGCTG